GTTGCTAGTTCAGTATTACCATCACCACTTAATTCCTTCTTGTTAACAATATCATTGATTATCTTACTTTTAAAGTCTTGATACTGTTTATCATCTAAAATAACATTATTCATTATCATATAACAAACTTTGTTACTGTTTCCTTCGTTCTCCCAAAAATTACCCGCACCCAATGGATCTGTTGGCGTTGTGAACGGATCGAACACATTAAGTGGTTGAGACCCTGTTCCGTCTTTTACTAATGATCCTTTTAAATTACCCCCATTAATTGTAAACGGTATTTCTTTTTCAATCAACTCCTCAAACTCTTTTAACGCATTCGACACTAAATTAATATCATTCTGCATTTCAATCCACGTGTTAGCAGGTACAGGACTACTCGAAGGATCAACCTTTGTGGTCCCACTACAACTAAAAACTTTAATATTACCATTTTGTAATGCGTATCCATCATTCAAAATTGGGTTCGTTTGTAGATAAAGAACATTTAATCTATTCAAAATCCCAGTATAATTTTGTTCTTGGTTAACAACTTCTTGTATCGTTGCTGTGATTGCGTTGTAAAATGAGGATCTTTTTTCGGCAATGAACGCACTGTAGTTTTTCTTAACCGCTCTTATTAGTTTACCTGAGAAATTGAAGTTTGGTGACTCTAACCATTTTATGAAGTTGTTGTTTCCACTATTGATACTTGATTCATAATCTCCAAAATATTCATTCAATCTCTTCTCAATATTCTGAGGTTTACCATAAAAGTTTTTGTTTGTTTGGGTATTAGAGTTGAACTTACCTTCCATGTAATATCTCGAATAACCCCATTGTTGCATCATTACTCCTCCATACTGATCAACAATTGTACTAGATTTGTTGATAATATTATTGAAATATGTTTGTGTCTCATCCAATAATGAGTTCATGATATCTTTGTAGTTAATGTCACCTGTTTCTAACTGACTATCATTTACTGTCTTATTTGTAACAACACCAATAGTTTCATTATTTCCTTTTCCTGCGTACGCTGTGTTATTGTTAACAACACCTAAATTGTTTAATGTTTCATTAAACTGAATACCCTTCATAAACTCAGCATCTAATGCTTGAGCACTTTCAATATCAGTTGCATCCGCTCTATCATCATAGATTTCAGTATTTGCATAATAATTGAAACTCAAGGCGTTCTGTAATTTATCTACAGGTTCTTTTAGTCCAGCACCACCTAATAACGCAAAACTTAAGGTTACGTTTGCGATCATTGGTTGTACCCCAATACCTTCAGGATTTAAATCCAACCCTTCATAAGCAATTGATAATGATTGAGGCGCAATCTTAGTATTAAAGAAGTCACCAACTCTTAAGATAAGAATTGGAGGTGCACCAAAGGCTGTGTTTACAGATTGGTCATACTGTATCGTTGTTTGTCCATTAACCTCCTTAATTGTCGGTATACTTTCACCAGGTCTCATACACTGTTGTAAGAAAGTTAGACGACTGTTGAGTCCCTCAGGGGTCATAGAATGGAATGCCGGGTCGAAGAACTTGAGTTTGTCTTTGAGGTTATCAAAAACCATTGGAGTTTCTTCTTTAACGACATCAAAATAATCACACTCTGTCAATAATTTTCTTAACACTCTTTTGGTAATATTATCTCTTTGAACTTGTGTGATTGTTTCAGTTGGTCCTTGTATGTTAGGTTGGTTTCCTCCACCCTGAAGTGGTGTTGGGACTGTCCCTGGCGGATTGTTTTGTGGTACGGTTTCTGTCGTGGTTATGTTTTGTTGTGCTGGCGGTGCCGGTGGTTGAACTGTAATATTAGATATTATACCTCTTCTACACGCCATTGCATTTCTTGTGTAAATGTCTTTAGGTCCTACATCTTTACCATCAGTACAATTGATTGTACCCGTACCTAATTCTTTAACTTGTGTACGTCCCGCATCTAAGGATCCATCCTCTCCAACTGAAATCGCCTCAAATACTAATGTTTGTGGTGTTCCATTAATAAATTTAGCTAGCTCAGGATCTTTTTTATAATACTCAATAATTGAATTAGCTCTTCTTAATCCAAGATCTTTATTATATTCGTTTTTAGCCGGTGCGGACGCACCTCCTGTTACCGTTATTCTAACTGAAGATCCTTCTTTCAACGCCACTAAAAGTTTATTATAAAACTCCGCACCTATTTTCATTTTGTCGAACGAGTTAACAACACCTTGAGTAAACATATTACCTACTTGTGATTTTGCTTGTGGGTCTGCAACTCCTTTTGGACCTGTTGCCCTCTCGCCATAGGTTGTTTGATTGGCTGAAGATGTGTATGTGTTATAGGTGTCAATATAATTTACGACTGTTTTTGGAATGTCATTTTCAAAATATAACCCAACTCCTCTATAAACATCGAAATCTTTTTGTCCAACTGTAATAAATCTGTTCTATCTATCGTCGCATATTTTTTTGCTAATTCATACAAGTCATACTTTCTACAACCAGCAAAGAAAGAATTAATTATACCATCAACCTTAGCCTGATTTGTTTGATCTTTCAAAACTCTATTAACAATCAAATTGAGAACAGAAGGGTGATCCACAACAATTTTCCAAGTAAGTGATCCTGTTCTTTGTGTTGACTTATACGTATAAATCGGCTCAGGTCTACCTAAGAACTCTTGTTGATTCCATCCAGTACTAACTGATTCGTTTACAGTTAATCCATAAGGAGGAAACCACATAACTCTACCTCCATTCGGTCCCTTTTCACAATCTGCTAAGTCATCAAACATTTTTGATGTTCTCCAAGCTAAATTCTCAATAGAGAACATGTATTTCTTGGCATAAGAACCATTGGCACCTCCAATTAAATTGGTTGAATCTTGTCCACCATTTCTTCTGTTAGGAACAATATTTAAATTGTATGTGTTATCCAAAACAGAATATGAGAACTTTCTTCCTTGAGTTGTCATACCATCTGTCTTCTGAAGGTCATTGTATTGTAAATAAGGGGTATCTTTAGCAAAAACACGACAATACTCAGCTCCAACCTCATTTCCAATCTCACCAACATAGGATATAACTCTCGAACCCTTTGTCATCTCTTTATATCCGTCGTTGAATATTTTACTTACTTGATCAATTGCATTACCCACATGTTCAAATTTCTTTTTTCCTGGTGGTTGACTTTCTACTAATCTTTGTGTGTCATCAAGTATAGATCCTGTTTTGAATCTATAATTTGTTGAATTGGAATCATTGTAAGTTGACGGATCAAAGTCAGGGTCTTCTCCCATTTCTTTACCTCCAGGTCCCACATACTTTCCTGCATTTGGTTTGTATTTCGGTGACACCCAAGTAAATCCACCCTCAATACCACCACCATCGGTGTATGGCACTCCATTCGCACCCAAGCCGGGTGACTTTTCAACACCTTCATATAATTTTGCAAGTTCTGTCGGTCCATAAACAGGTGATTGTACTGCCCTACCAAAGTGGTCTGTTGGTATTTCACCTATCGGTGAGAAAACCTTTCCTGGATCTGATGTTCTCGATCCAACATAATAATCTGAACTATTTGATCTACCACCAACAATTGCGCCACCAAGTCTATCTACGAAGTTTCTATCGTAGTCAGGCTTGTACATGTTCATGTCTATATTCTTGAATAAGACACTTTTTTGTCCCGCACCGGTGTTACTTAAAAACTTTTGTGATCCTGAATCTGAACCTAATAGTCTGGCAAAGAATTTACCAATTCCACTTTGTGTAACAAAACTGAAAGCGTTTTGTATCTGTTGTATTGTTGTTGGTTGACCTAATCTAATTTCAGTATCCCAATAAGAACCTGGTATGGGTGATACAGGAAAATAAGTCCCTGATAGTCTTTGTGCTAAATCTACAGCGGCTAATAGTGGGTTTCCTGGTACTGTAATTTGATAATTAGGTTCAATTAGAGGTATTCTATTTGTTAAAAAACCGAATATATTACTTCCACTACTCGCATTGAATAAGTTTGCCCTACCAACTGTTCTTTGATATATTTCAGTTGCAATTCTTTCTTCGAATAGTTTTTTAAGTTGTACCGCACCAATTTTGGCAATGAATGAATCTGAACTTAATAATCCGTTAGAACCTAAAGGATCGGGATTATAAAGAATATCAACAGGTTCATAAAAAGAAGAATCGAAGTTTGGATATGCCTCAAATTCTGACTGTTTAATTACTGTTTGTGTATCGTATTGAAACGGTGTATCGGGTGAGTAAACGTTAAATCTAGCCATTCTGTCGTTGAAAACAGCAAAACCATATTCGTTTGGGTCTGGTTTGGCGTCAACAACACCTGTGTCAGTAAGTACCGTCTGATAGGCAATCTGACTTGGATCTACATATGGAGCCAAACCGTAAGGTTTTAAGTTCCTCGTAAACAATTTTTTTCTAAACCCTTCTGTACTTCCGTAATCTAATGGACTAGGCATTTATTTGTTTTTCTATAAATAGAGTAACCGTAATTTTTATATTATTTTCTTGTTGAGGTAACAAGATACTCACCCGTTGCAGATTTACTAATTTGAACCATCGCATTGTATTGGTTCCTTTGGAATTCTGGACTTCTTGTCCATGCATCTAATATCTTATTAATTGTTTCTTTGTTCAACCCGTCAGCACCTTCAATTTTAAAAGTGTTCTTAACTTCTCCACTATGACTTACATTAACATTTTTTTCTGTCGTTCCACTTATTTTCTTTGTTTCTTCAATCTGTTTTGTCAAACCCTGTGATGACGTATATTGTTTTAGTATTTCTTGGAATTTTTCTTGTCCTTTTCCTGTTGTTAAAGCTTGGTAAGCCTCTTTAGAAAAAGGATCTTGTTTTCCTTGTAGATTTTTAGTCACACTTTGTGTAAGAACTTCAGGTACTTTTTCGAAAACACCAACAATATCATATCCCATCGATTTTAGACCTGATTTCATCTCACCCGCCACTGACTCAAAAGATTTTTTTCCTGTAATTACATCTTGGATTGTATCTTTTAGATATGATATTGCTTTTTCAGTTCCTCCTTGTATCTTGTCAGCATTCGGTATCAATTTAACAATCGCATCTGTTGCTGCGGTTGTTAATGCTCTTGATTGTTCAGGTAAATCTCTCAATGGTTGTGCAACACTTATACCTTGTACTACTTTTTGTCTGATTGCATTTACATCTCCGGCAATAACATCTGATGTTTGCATTTGAGCCCTAGCAATATCCTCCATAGATTTTGGAGCATTTTTCTGAGCATCAATTGCGGCCTTCAATTGTTTTTCACTAAGTTCGGTGAGTTTTTTATTTTCCTCTTTTCCTTCTTCATTTCTAACTTTGATATAATACTCACCACCCTCATTCATTTGAGCCATGCTGGCAATATATTGTTTTTCCTCTTCCGACAAGTTTGCACCATATTTCATTTGACCCATAATCTTATCGTTGTTAGCTAACGCTAATCCCATCTTCGATAGATTATCGTATGATATACCAGTCTCTTTGGAAATTTCTCTCAGGAACCTAATTCCTTGTGGGTCAATTTTGAATGATTTTGTTTTTTCATCAAACACAGTATATCTCTCTGCCATCTGAGCAATAGATTTCTGTAATCCTTCAGGGTCATTAATAGAAGCATTCATTAATGCGAATGGGTCTGAGAGAGTTCCCATATTAACACCAAGTCTTTGGAATGCTGATGATAGTTTGATTGCACCTTCAGGATCCATAGCTCTTTCAGCAAATTGAGCGGTATCTCTCATACTTACTCTCAACATAGCTGATTGTGCGGCCATCTTAGTTAATCCTAACACCCCACCGTCAAAGTTAAATTTGTTCAACATGTCAGCGTTTTCAACCACTAAACTCCGACACTATTGTGTCCACACTTTCCCCAATAACTTTTGAAGTCGCAAATAACTCTTTGATTGTTTGATTTGAAGCAACCACATTTTTCTTTGTTGCTTCTGAAACTTCTGTGATAACTTTTGCAGCATCCGCAGCACTACCTCCGAGTCTTGCTAGTTCTGGAGTCGCTTTACCTATTTCCTCAACAACATCAGAAATTCTTTGTCTAGTTTGACCAAAAGTTCCGTTAAGTTCGGTTGCTAACTTATTAAGATTTATAATATTATTAGCAACATCCGTACCCAAGGTCGTTGGGTCAAACGCTTTCGCTAATTCTGATCCTAAATCTTTATTATCTGGTGCGGTTTGCATTGAGATGTTTTATAATAAATAGGGAAGGGACCAATTTTAGGTCCCTTGACTACTGTTTTCTTCTATCCATTTTTCTTCTATCCATTTTTCGAGAAGAAACTTTCTGACAAAGATTGGCATAATCAGAAAGTCATGATATGTTATTTTCATCAAAGAATTTAAATAATAAAATTCTTCAATTTGACTCTTTCTATAATCAGAAGAAAGGACGAAAAAAGTCCACCCCAAAACCAACATTAACCGTTAGTCTATCTCCTGATGGGGTTGTTACAACTCTTTCCATATCTAACTTAGGTTCATTTTCATCCAAAAACTTTGAAATGTGTTTGGAATCCATGATTAACATGTTTTGAATTGCTCTGGAAATTTCTCCTTTATCTCTTGTTCCGTTGAGTTCAACTATTTGTCTTTCTAATCTCCAAGTAACTCTTGGTGCAGGTCTTCCTGCAGGATACTTTTCAATCATATTTCTAATATCTTTCAGATCACCAAACGTTAATGGTTTTAACTTAACATTCATGTTTGACTTTGGTAGAACTGTCTCATACAACCCTTCTTCATTTGGTAGAAGACCTTTTTTAATATTAAGTTCATCAAGTAATACGGTACCCTGAAACGCCTTTTTGGTTACAGGATCTGTTAAGTTGAGTGTCATCTCAGGTCCGAACGCGGTGTTTCTCAAGAAAATAAGAATTGCCTCAATATCACCCTCCAACATTTCTTCAGGTTTGATATCCGGTTCGAATAGTTTCGCTCTGATAAGATTGATTGTTAAATCATCACCTCCTCCCATCAAAATGTTTTCATCGTTTGCAGTTAGATAACCAACTTTAACTGATGATTTTTTGTTCTTATAAAAAACACCACCCGATGGAAGAGGAACCACGTCATGTGGAAGAGATAGTGTTTGTGTTGCGTATTGCATTGTTTCATTATCCATAATAAAAAACCGTGAGGTTTTGTCCTCACGGTTAAATATAAACTGACTTTACTTTTTATAAAGAATTAATATACAAGTACACATCTATCCATTCTTAAAGAAGCTGTAATATTTGCTAAAGCGTCTTGTGAATATGATAAAGAGTTGAAGTTAACGTCTGTTAAGAAAGTTCCATAAAGAATCCACTTTTCCACAACCACACCTGTTGGATCCAACATTTCAAGGTCGATATCCTTTTTGTAACCTGCTGCGTATCCCATACGACCTGTAACAGATTCTGCGTGTAGACGTACCCACTCCATAAGAGCTTGAGCCGCTGAAGGTCCAATTGGGTCACGGAAGTTGACGTTTATTGGTTGCCAGTTAAATCTACCAGCAACGTAAGTAGAAGTATTCAAAAATTGAATCTCTGTTGATCCGATTGTAATGTGAGGTCTTGCTGCAGACTCCACAAACCACTCGTTAATACCTAATGTCGAAGGAAATCTCAAAATGAATCGATTCTGACGTTTCGGTTCATAAGGTATTGGCATTTTCATCAGTAAGTCAGCCATAGTATATTAATTTTGTTTTTTTGTTTATAACTATAAATATATCCTCGAAAATTTTTTTCTATTTACTTATTCGAGGAAAAAAGATATTCATTTATTCCATCTTTGATTTCTTTCCAGTTCCAGTATAATAAGTTTTAACTATGTTATCTGGTTCTTTATCAAATCTTTTCTTCATTACTTCTACATTTCTAATATCGTCATCTGAAAATCCAATACTAGGAACAAACTTATTAGCAACATCTTTTTTAAGGAATGCTCTTTTATTAAGTAATGCAGCCATGGCTTTTATGTAATCAACAAACCCCTCCATCGCTTTAACTTTAGCTTCTTCAGGATTGGACGCACCTCCTTCGTCCCCAAAAGAAACGGGGTGGTACTTGTTGAGTTCCAAATATGATTTAATTAATTCATTGTCGGTCATTTCTTCTTCACCCACAAATGAACGGTACTTTCTTAAATTTTTAATTAGTTGTTCCTTACTAATACCATTGAAGTCATTGATGATATAATTGTAAACCCCTTGTTTTAAAGTGTTTGGATTGTGTCCTCTCGCAGTAATAATTGAAAAAATTGATCCGTTATTGATTGCCTCTCTGAAGTCGTCAAACGCAGGACCTACTTTAGCTTTCATCGCATCAATCAAAAATTGTTTATCTCCTTCAGTTCTGAAGTTTCTAAATGGATTTTCCGCAAACCCTACAATTTTTTGACCATTGTAATCGAAGTCTTCTTTTCCAATCTTAGTTCTGTATTCCGCAAAATCTGCTGTAGACATACCAACCTCATCACCGTCTTCGTCTTTCAATACTATTTCAGTTGGCATATGAACAATATTATCATCCCAATCAAAGGCGTAATATTTCATATCCGGTGAACCTTTAGTATCAAACCCTTCTTTAAATTCTTTCTTCATGTTTGGCTAAAAAAGGGGGAGATTAACTCCCCCATTATTTTATTAGATATTTTCGAAAGTAGCACCTGCTGGTGTAATCAAGAATTCAATATCAATGAATTCAAGAGCTTTCGTTGGTTTCAAGTAAATTTTACCTGTTAGTGTGTTTCTATCAAGATCTTCAGGTGATGAAGAAACTGTTACACGGAAGTCGTAAACACCTCTGTCTCTTCTGATAGAATCCATGATTGGATTTACAGCGTCTAAGAATTGTTGTCTTACGATTTCATCGTTTTGTTCGAACAGTAATCTTACAGCTACCGCTGAAATCAACTTACGAGCTTGTAAAAGAAGTCTTCTAACATTCAATCTATCAAGAGCAGATTCTGCAACTTGAAGTGTCTTGTTACCCCAAATTACTGTACCTACGTCAGAGAAGGTTGCGATTGGGTTGATTCTTCCTTTGTATAGAGTATCTCTATCTTCTTGAGTTAATTTCTTTCTAGCTTTGATTGAATTAACAAGACCTCTTGTGTAACCCGCTGATGCGTACCAAGGGAACGCGATGTTATCTGTTAGAGCTAAGTTTCTACAAACTTCTCCTGTTGAAGGAATATAAAGTTGTGTATTGTTAACTGTATCTCTTACAAGAATCCATGGGTAGTAAGTTGCTGTGTAGTTCGAATCGATACCTGTGTTTTCTAAGTTATTAACTGCTTCAGTTGGATAGATAAATCCGTTGTTATCAACAGTTGACGGATCGAACATGTCGTAGTCAGGAGTTGTAACGATATAAATTGAATCAGCTCTGTCATCTTCAACCATATCTACTGCGTATTCAGCTAAACCACTATTGTTAACATAGTCGATACCTGGACTTACAAATACGTTGATATTTGTTGCTTCAGGGTTAGCGAATGTTGATATACCTAATTGGTATGCGTAGTAGTCAGTGTTTGCCCAATCAGATACTTGATCACCTACTGCGTAGTTTCTAAATGCTCCCCATCCTGTTGCTGTTGGGTATCTTGAAGAAGCACAAGCCCCTTTCAAATATCCTGAAGCACCTAAGATGTAATCATCTGTATTTGTTCTTGATTCTCTGTAGATATCCCAACCGTCAAAACCACCTGCTAAACATACTGTGAACTTTCTTGCGAATAATCTGAAGTAAGGGTTTTCTGGTGATGTAGGTTCTTGATTGAAGCTAGCGTCACCAACTTCGAAAGCTGATTGACCACTAGTCATAAATGTGTTACCAATTGTTACAACAGTTGCACCTGAGTCCATGTGGAAACCTTTAGTTTTATAGTTCCAAGGGTTTTCAACATTTGTTTGACAATGATCACTAATATTTTGGAATCCTTTGAACTCCAAGAATGATTCATCAATACCTACTGTGTTAGAGAAACCTAAGAATGTTCTTCTCACGTTATCTCCAGCACTTGTAACTTGATTACTACCACCGTTTGTTGTTCCAAATGGAGGATTGTAAATTACCTGACCTGGGAAATAGTATTCAGTTTTATAAATTGGTATTGGGGACTGAATATCACCTGAGTAATCTCTCATCACATAACCTTCGAATCCACAAGGTAATGCATCAATTGGATACTCTTCAGATAACTCAATCATTACAAAAGCCGAATTTAATGCGTATTCTCCGTCAGAAGAACCGATTTTCTTAGCTACGAATGAATTACTATTTGGATCCATTGTACAGTTTGTGAATTTCTCTAATACAACTGGATTTGCATCTGTATCAAAGAAATCTCTAATCATAACGTCAAACGTACTGTTGTTGAATGACATGTTCATGATTGAAATTTTGATTTCAGTATTAGCCGAATCTCCGTCAGATATAGAAATAAATTTAAATAGATTGTAAACTTTATTACCTCTTAATTCAGAAACAACCCAAGGTGTTTTAGGACTTTGGTATTGGAATAAATTATTTGCAATTGAAGAGGGGTTACCGTCTCTTGCTTCAGGTAATGCAGTTAAGTCTGGGTTAATACCACGGATATAACCATTATTATAAGCCCAGTTCATCATTGTTTGATAATACTCCTCTACAAATAAAGGAACTTCGAATCTTGATTTAGTGAAGTTTGCGATACTCAATACTTTTGTAATGTATTCTGAATCAGAAGATTGGAATGAAGTTTCAAAAGAGAAAGTATCTCTAACACCATTTTCATCTGGTATCGTAATACCTGATATCGCAAATGTTGAAAAAGGATTTGATGTAATTGCCGAATACGCACCTGATGTATCGATAACAACATCAGTTAAACCTGATACTTGGTATCTTGGACCATCAGTTGTCGAATTGTATAAACTAATTCCTCTCGATC